ATACAACGGCCATGCGAAAAAGGGTGAACAATACAGAAACGATATGACCAATTTTGGTATATTAATGGAAATTAAAGGTATTGAAGATCCATTCAAATGGTCACGTGGTGTAGTATCTAAATTACAAGAAAATGGTACTGGCCTATATTATTCACCAGGTAATACTCGCAAACCAGCATTAACATCTGAAGGTAACACTGTATCAGCTGTTCAAATTGGTTGGTTAGATTTAATTAAGGTGATGGAAGTAATGAATCCATACTTTGAATATATTGTTAATTTTATTGATGATATGAAAAAAGTATTCCCTGAAATGGGTGATGATTGGGGTATGTACATTCCTGAAGTAAAATATCTATCACCTGAACCACTAGTAAACTATACTAATTTAGCATTAACTGAATATCCAAATGTACACTTTGTTGGTGATGCATTAAGTGCTCGCGGTATTACAGTGTCAGGTGCGCATGGAATTTATGTTGCTGAATATTTATTGACAAACGTAAACAATGACTAAACAACAATTGCTTGAGGCTATACGCCGCGTAATTAAACAAGAATTAGCTGAAGAAACAAAATCTACTTCTAACCCTAATGCAGGTAAATGGAGAATTGTTACTGCGGATAAAAAAGAAAAACCTTTAACTGATAAATTTTATAATTCTAAAGAAGAAGCAGAAAAAGCTGCTAAAGCATTAGGTCAAACAAACGCTCCTGGAATAAAAATTATACAATTAAAAGATACAATGAAGGTGTTTACAAAAGAAAATGCACCTGCACCATCTAAACCAAAAGAAACACCTGGTCCTGCAGTAGCACCTGGTAAACCTGGTCAAAAGCCGGGCCCACGTCGTCCTTTTGAAAAACCTAATGTTAAACCAAAACCAAAGGCTACTATGGAAGAAGCAGCAATGTTAGCTAAAGTTGTTAAACGTTTTAAAGCTAAAAAGAATGCCTAATTTATTAGAAGTAGAATACGAGAAAATATTCTCACCAAAAACAATGGCTACCCTAAAAGGCAAGTCGGGGCAATCATTGCGTCAAATGCTTGGTAATAAATCATTGATGCAAACAATGATGCAATCCAAAGCAATATTAGATGAAATTATTGATGCTGAAGAAGGATATCGTGATGAATTAGAAATGGTAGCTGCACAAATGGTAACAGACGCTTACCCAATTATAGACTATGCAAATATTAAGATTGATGCTAAAATAGTTGGATTAGGTGATTTAGATATTCAAATGGGTGAAGACGAAGAAGACCCAACATCTCCTGACTTTGGTGAAGATGATCCTGAAAAATTAAAAGCAAAACGCCGCATTATTAATGGTATAACACAAGGTGCATCTATTAGAGGAGCATTTGGATTTATGCTATTTAAAGAATATTTAGACGCCATTAACCCAGCATTAGTAGAAAAATACAATGAAATACTTAAAATGGCTTTCGGCATCTACGATGATGAAAATGCTATTGCTATGTTATTAGCAGCATTAGCTCAAGGTCAAAAACCACAAGGCGGTGAAAGCGAAATGGAATATGATGATGAAACAGGCCAATTCGTTATTAAAGCTAAAGCAATATGTTTCCCAATGCTTGTACATGAAATTGTAAAAGGATTGTATGAGATTGTTGGTACACAAGGATTTGGTGCTGATAGAGAAAAAAATCAAGCTATTGTAGGCGCTGTAGATAAATTATCTAACGAACCAAACGATTTACGTTTTGGTAAATTCCTATACGATGCTATTTCTAAATTATACAATGAAAGTGATGTAGAAGATGCACGTGTGCGTGAATTATTTTTTGCTTCATTGTATAAATTACCAGACGATGAATTTATTCCGTTTGTAGAAAATGCAGTAAATGATGAATTAACACCATCTCAAAAACAATGGGCAATAGGTGAAATGAAATCTATTGAATCTGATTTACGTAAAGATGATACTGGATTAGAAGATTTGGGTTAATAAAATATCCTTCGTACATTTAAAGCAAAAACGATGGAAACAAGAAAATTAGTTACGGCTGACGGCACTATAGCGTATTATTTAAATATAAATGGTACCAATAAATTACACAATATAGATGGTCCTGCATTAATGCCACAAGGCAATAAACGCCAATCAGAATATTGGTTATTTGGATTTAAATACACTAAAGACCAATGGGAAGATAGAAAAAAAGACACTAACGGAGTGCCTTGGCATAAAACGGCAGCTGGTAAAGCAGCAGGAGCAAGAGTATAATAAAATAGGATCGTCAAGATCCTTTTTTTAATTTCACCTTATATGAGAGGAAGACCAGCAACTATAATACACGAAACACCACCACGTAAATTCACTCGCACATATGAAGATGAAGATACTATTGAAGTGTGGACTTATGATTTAAATAAAACAACACATGGACCTGTGTTAGTTGAAATTAAATACAAAGTAGGTGCTGAAAAACGTATTAAACAACGTGCTAAGCAAACTAAGCAAGATAAGAAGATAACACGTCAAATGAAAAAAATAAATAATAAAAATAAATGAGAATAGGATTATGTGGTACTCTATCTGTAGGTAAAACTACATTAGTACATGCTCTAAAAGAATTAGAACAATTTAAAGATTACGAAACAGCAACTGAACGTAGTAAATATTTACGCGATCAAGGTATATTATTGAATACTGATTCAACATTAAAAGGTCAATTAGTATTTGCTGCTGAACGTAGCATTGAATTAATGAAACCTAATATTATCACAGACAGAACATTATATGATGTTTGTGCATTCACGCTCAGCGCTAAATCTATTGAGTGGATTGAAAAGCGTTACTTTACTGAAATATTAATGTCTATTCGTAATGAATATGATGTTGTTATTTATGTTTCACCTGAAGGCGTTGAAATTGAAGATAATGGTGTTCGTACAACTGATGCAAAATATCGTGAACAAATTGATTTTACTATACGTGAAATGTTAGTAGAATACCCACCTAAAAAACTAATTAAAATACAAGGTACAACAGAACAACGTATTTCAACAATTTTACAAAACCTATAATATTTATGGACATCACACAACAAGAATTAAAGACAATGAAATCTAAACAACTCCGCAGACTTATTAAAGAAGCAATTAAGGAGGTTTTGAGTGAAGGTAAAGCTGATGATCTTAGACTTCAAGCTGATAAATTACGCCAGCAAGCTCTTAATCTTATGAAGCAAGCTACAGCAGAAGATGAAAAAGATCTTAAGTTACAACAACAAGCTACTAAAGCTGCTGTAACTGAAAATGAAATAGACGAAATGGCTCGTTTAGCTAAAGGCTTCAGAGTAGCTGACCCAAATATAGACACAGCACAATACGCAAACAAACGCGTTAGCGGTGTTTCATTAGCAGATATTATAGAATATATCAAAGCTAATCCAGGCGCTGATAAAAAATCATTACAAACACAATTTAATTTTGCTCGCCCTCAAATTGCTAATGCAGTAGTAAACGCATTATTAGACTCAGGTGTAGTAGTTAAATTAAGTGCAAGTGGCGAAGAAGAAGCACCAGTAGCACCAGGCGAAGAACGTCCAGAAACAATTGATGGTCCTGAAGCATTTTTAATTGGTGGTGGTGATCCATTAGCTCAATATTTTGATAATGAACCAAACGCTGATGGTGAAGAAGATTTTAATGATAGTGAAGAACCAACAATAGACGATACTAGTATTGAAAAAACAAATGCTAAATCAATGTCTGATGAAGATTATGAAGCATTTATGAAATATGATGAATTAAACAATCGTTTAGCTGCTACTAAATCTAATATAATAAAATTAAAACGCAATAGAGGTGGTTCTCCTGGTGATTTAACAGACAAACCATCAACTGAATTAGTACGTTTACGTGATTTAAAATCATCATTAGAAGATAGAATTGACACTTTAGTAGCTGGTTCTGATTATTTGAAAAAAAGAATTGAAAAACAAACCGGTAAAGCATACGTTGAACCTGTAGTTGAACCTGAAGAAATAGAAGAAGAAGAATCATTAGATGAGTGGACAATACGCAAAATGCAACATTATGCTGGTATAATAAAATAATATGAAAAAACTTATTTTTCCTCTTGTAGTAGTAATTTTAGTATGCCTACTTGTATTTGATAAATGTACATACCTCGGACTAACAGATGAATTTAAACGCACACAGGATAGCCTAGTACATGCTGTAGATTCGATGAAGTTAGATTTAGCTAAAGATAGTGCAACTATTGACTCATTGAATTTAGTAGATATATTATTAGAAGAACAAATACTACACCAGGAAACTAAAGTTAAGTATATTACAAAATATGTTGATTCATCTAAGAAAGTAGTTGAAACATTAAATGACTCAGCATTAGTATCTACATTCAATAATCGCTACCCAACTGATACAGTTAACAATAAATTAGAAGTAGCTAAACCAGTATTAATATCAGCAGCACAAGATTTAATTGAATTGGATGGTGCTAAACAACAATTGGTAATAAAAGATACTATTATATCTACCTTCAAAGATAGAATTGCTACTAAAGATACTATCATAGGTACGTATGTTAAGAAGGAAGGTACATATAAAAATATAATGTTAAACCAAGAAACACAAATTAATGATTGGAAATTTCAATATAACAAATTAGCATTAGAAAATAAGAAATTACAATTTAAAAATAAGTTTGGTAAGATCGTCACTTATGTATTAGCTGGCGGATTAGCTTATACATTATTAAAATAACTAACCCTTGTAATCCCATGCACTGAAGCTCAACCATAACGGTTGGGCTTCTTTTTATATATTTATATACATGCCACAACAGACAAATATAAAAGAAATAATTAAGGCTGAGTATATAAAATGTGCACCGGATCCAGTACATTTTTTCAAAAAATATTGTTATATATCTCACCCTGTTAAAGGTAGAGTACTATTTCACCTATACCCATTTCAAGAAGATGTATTAAGTGATTTTAGAAACCATCGCTTCACCATCATCAACAAATCAAGACAGCTAGGCATATCAACATTGTCAGCTGGATTTGCTTTATGGACTATGATGTTCAATAAAGACAAAACAGTGTTATGTATTGCTACTAAACAAGAAACAGCAAAAGGTATGGTTGAAAAAGTACAATTTATGTACAACAATCTACCAGCATGGTTAAAGGGCAACCAAAAACCATTATCTGATAATAAATTATCACTTAAACTAGCAAATAACTCTCAAATTGTAGCTACATCAGCTGCATCAGATGCAGGTAGATCTTACGCTGTATCATTATTACTAATAGATGAGGCTGCTTTTATTGAAGGCATTGATAAAATATACACTAGTATTAAACCAACCATTGCTACGGGTGGAGGTATTATTGCATTATCATCACCAAATGGTGTTGGAAATTGGTTTCATAAAACATATACTGCAGCAGAAGAAGGTACAGGTGAAGGTAAATTGTTTAAACCAATTAAACTACGATGGGATCTTCATCCTGATAGAGTAGGAGATTGGGAACAAACCGAACGTGCAAATATGTCACCACGTGACTTTGCTCAAGAGTATGATTGTGACTTTTTAGGCTCAGGTAATTCATTAATTGAACCAGATAATTTAACATTTTATGAACAAACATATATACAAGATCCGGTTGAACGTCGCTTTTTGGGCGGCGATTTTTGGATATGGCAGTATCCTGATTATAGCAAGTCTTATATTGTTTGCGCTGACGTTGCTCGTGGTGACAGTAGTGACTATTCAGCATTTCATGTCATTGATGTGGAGACGTGTGAGCAGGTGGCTGAATATAAATCGCAAGTAGACACCCGAACATATGGTAATATGTTAGTGTCGGTAGCTACGGAGTATAACAACGCGTTACTGGTAGTAGAAAACGCGAATATCGGCTGGGACGTCATAAACACCATAATAGAGAAGGGCTATCAGAATCTGCATTATTCGCCTAAAATACACGGTGATATAAGTGCTGATAAATGGATATCTAAAATGGAAGCTGAACAAACTGTACCTGGATTTACAATGTCAGTTAAAACAAGACCTCTTGTTATATCAAAAATGGAGTCGTATATTCGAGATAGACATTTCATCTTTCGCTCTAGACGCTTGTTAGAAGAATTACGTGTGTTTATATGGCAAAATGGTAAAGCACAAGCACAAAACGGTTATAATGATGATTTAGTAATGTCATTAGGTATGGGATTATTTACTAGAGACACTGGTATTAAATTTCATGTGCAAGGTATAGATATGGCTAGAGCAGCTTTAGGTGGTATATCTAGAACGGGTGGAAGTAATAATATACCTATGATGCCTAGTGGACAACAAAATCCATTCCAAATGGAAACACAATATGGTGTTGAAGATTTGACGTGGATGTTTTAAATTATAAATATTTATTGACATAATAAAACAATATAAATGGCTGAAAATAATTCTGGCGCTGGTTTATTTAGTAGACTAAAACGTCTATTTGGAACTGACGTTATTATAAGAAATGTAGGTGGCAACCAATTAAAAATTGCCGATGTAGATAGAATACAAGCTTATGGTAACGTAAAAACTAACGCATTAATCGATAGATTCACTAAGCTACACCGCTATGGCGCTAACATGCCATACAACCCAACAATGAACTATCAAACATTGCGCATTCAGTTATATACTGACTATGAAGCAATGGATACAGAATCTATTATTGCATCTGCACTTGATATTATTGCTGATGAAGCAACATTAAAAAATGAAGCTGGTGAAGTAATACAAATTAGAAGTGCTGATGAAAATATACAACGCATATTATACAATTTATTCTATGATGTACTGAATGTTGAATTCAATCTATGGGTATGGATTAGAAATATGTGTAAATATGGTGATTTTTATTTACATTTAGAGATTGCTGAAAAATTTGGTATATATAATGTAACACCATTATCAGTTTATGATATGGTTCGTGAAGAAGGTATGGATCCTCAAAATCCATCTTATGTATGTTTTAAAATTGATCCAATGGTTATTGCAGCTGGTGGTATCAATTCACGTGTTAAAGATAGAGATGGTAAGATTAAATTTGAAAACTACGAGGTTGCTCACTTCCGTTTATTAACAGATGCTAACTACCTACCTTATGGTAGAGCATATATTGAACCAGCTCGTAAAACATATAAACAATACGTTTTAATGAAAGATGCGATGTTATTACATCGTGTTACTCGTGCCCCAGAAAAACGT